TAGTGTCTTTGCGTAATAGTCCTCAACGAGTCCACGCGTACCAACAAACGTTAGTTTTCTATCTTCATAAGTGGGAGTGTTCGCATAGTCCTCCATGATTGCGGTAAGCACAACTAAAGGACTTGATGTTCTTCGTGGCACTCCTGAAGGCTCATATTGTTGCCCTCTAACTAACTGAAACACCCTTGCGCCATAATTCCTATTAACTAGTTTCCCTACATTGTCCTTATCCAAATACTCTTCCTTTATTATTGAGGTCATAATGTTGACTGAACCCTTCAAGTTTTCTTGAATAGTCGCGCTTAACATTTGGGTGCTTAATACACTTTGCCCCTTATCAAATTTTTCTTGAATAGTCGCGCTTAACATTTGGGTGCTTAATACACTTTGCCCCTTATCAAATCGGCTGTTATTTTGTAATAGATACTTATATTCTGCATACGTTTTATCGTTTGCCTTGTTCCATTGCTCTAAATACTTATCCTTTGAATCGACTGCGTATTTGAAAACAATTTCGTTTTTATAATCGGTTAAGTAGTTAAGTGTTGGTGGTGTTTTTAAGTCGATTATGTCTGTAATGTCCTCGAATGTGTTGTTGTAAAAATCATCGCGAGGCTCAATAAATACTATCTTTCTGTTCACATCTACATCAAAGTATAGATTGAACATGGTTTTGAAGTCCTGCAATAAGGTCATACACTTAATCCCTTCAGGAATGTGTGAATTTATACGGAACTCGTCGCCTAGCGTTACGTCTTGTTTGGGCGTTATCTTTAAAACGCTCCCGTTTTTAATCCTAAGCCGCCAACCGTTTAAAGACCCGTTTAATGAAGTCGCGCCTGTTCCAAAGCCATTGGCGTCACTATACACGCGTAAAAATATGCTGATTTTATCACCTGCGCCTAGCACTATTCTAGTTTGTATGCCGGGGATGCTTGTTGTTGCTGCGTTGGCTGATTCCCATATAGGTACGCCATCGATTACCGTGTCGCTCGTGTTGTTTTTTACAATGTACCACCTTGAACTCGGAGGATTGTGTCCGGGGTTTCTATATATTTGAGTGTAAGGGTACCAAGTGCTATTGAAGTAATTAATCGCCCAAACACTTTCAAATATAAAATCTAGATCATACACACCTCCAGCGCCAACAGTAAACTCTGAAGTAGGAATATTAAACCTGTTAACATTGTCAAGGCTTAAAGTGTCTATTGTTGTCGGAAACCTGTTAATTGAACTGATGTTTGGCGTCGAAGGGTCGGAAAGGTTGCCTACCATTGTATTTAAAGCCCACGTTGTAGGGTCTGCGTCGGTTCCTGTTATTCCAGTAGATGAATATTCAATTGATTGACTGATAAGGTCTTGTGGCTCCCTTGTCATTTGAAAGGTAGGGTCAACACTTAAACCTAAGTGCTCGTATGGGTTTCCGTGCGCATCAGCATAAGCCACGCCCCCTTTTATCCAGTCACTTTCTAAAAAAACACTACTAACAGTGTAGCCAATTTTTTCAAACATTGATAAGATAATTGACCTCAAATGAAGTTGTGGTCTGAAGTCAGCACCAGCCCCACTGTTGTTCCTGTTTACATAAGGATAAATCAAATCCGTAGTAACTGAGTTTTGAGCGTTTAACACTCCAAATCTTGCACCGCTAAACTCTTCCGTAGCGTCAACCGTTCTTAAATTGGTTTTCCAATCCCTCCAATTAAGCTCGTTTAACTCAACGTCCTTTAGTTGCTCAACCCAATCATTGTTCAAGCCTTTAAAAACAAGCTTATACATACCGTCAAACTCACTAGCGAAAGGGTATAAAAACCCCCTGTCAATTTGATTGCCGTCGACAAGTATAGAGCAAGGTTTTTGCCCTAGAATTTCCTTAGAATGTGTAGCGAATCTAAGCCCTGCTAAGAGCTTATTATTATTTTTAGTCTGTGGTGCTTCAAAGTCTAAACTAAATGATGTATTCCTACGCCCTAAGTCCTTGATTGTAGCTATTGACTTGTTCAGTTTTAACGCAAAGTCATCGCTGCCTGTCAAATCAAGCTCACCTAGTTGGTTCCCTGCTGAATCAAGTATAAAAATTTGAAGTTCACGCATTATTTTAATCCTTTTCGTCTGTTTGCTAATCTAAATTTCAACCTAAATATTGTTTCAGGTGTGAATTTGTCCGCCAATGTTGTTTCGTCTGTTTCGATTACAATAGGAAAGTATTTGCCAGCCTGACCAGTACCCGAAACCTGACCAAGTGTAAGCTTTAAAACCTCGTTTGTGATTGTTGGTATAGCGTACATTATACCACTGTTTGAAATTCCTATACTATCCCATTCAGGTGCGGTTTCAATAACAAACAATGCTGAAGCTGTGTTTAAAACAGGGTCGTATCTTAAAAGCGAATCACCTGAAGAAGGAGGGAAGTAAAATTTACCATCCTGCGCAAGTATTGCGTCTGCCCACCCTGAAGCCAAACCAACGGAAACATTTGTGGAGCTTGTTATAGTATCGTTTGAAGTATCTAGCTTTATTATGTTCGATGCTCCGAAACCATACATTATTCCATTTTCTTCGTAAAGTCTTTGCACGTTTACATCATCAATCTGTGTTCCGAAAGTACTTATTGCGTCCGTTGCTGGGTTTAGTTTTAAATAATCGTCGCCCGTTCTCCCAAATGCGTAAATAAAGCCATTAGATGAAAGTCCACAAGAAAAGTATTTCCCTGTTATCGTGCCAAACTCTGTCACCGTGTCCGTATTAGTGTCAATCTTTAATATTGAACTAACCGTAGCACCACGAGGAAAGCAGTAAATTACACCGCTTACCGTTATCGCTGAGGTTGACCACTTTTCGAAAACGCCTGTTGATGTCGGTATAGCTAGTGTTGAAGTTGTATCGTTTGACGGGTCAATTACTAACACATCATCATCGTAATAGGGTATGCAATAGATTTTGCCATTAGGCGCAACTTCAGCTGAAAACCATTTAGGAACTGACGCAGTGAAAGAGCCGAAAGAAGTGATTATACCTGTTGAGATATTGATTTTTAAAATGTCAGTTTCAACAAATGGGATGACATACATAAAACCATTTCCAGCGTCAACCGTTATCCCATAAGGAATTGTGCTGAGTGCGCCCACAATTGGTGATGCTAACTGGTTAGCCGTAACCGTTCCAGTGTATGCTGTCGGGATTGAATTGCTTTGTATCGCTGCGCGTTTATTAATCAACATTTTACTCAACCATTGCACAGACGCTTCCGGCATCCTGTCGCTAAAAATATCGTATTGGTGGTTATAATCTGACTTGTAAACCAAATCACCCACATTTGTGCTTAACGGGTTGACAGGTCGCACCCTTTTAAATGTCTTGTCTGAATACTTGCCTACCCTTGTGATGTTTCCTAAGAATGTGAACGTGTCTTGTGTACCGAACTCATTGAGCCACGATAAGGTTATTGACCTTTCGCAAGCATCGTTTATCTTAAACACTTTTGTTTCGCTTCGTGTTGTAAACGGGCTTGCGATGTCACGGATTAAAATACGCACCTCGTCAATACCATCGTTAGTGTTAAAGTCGAATCTATAATTTGAAATGTCGTATTTACCACTGTTAACAAAACTCGTTATGCTTCTAGTGGCAACATTTACATCTTCTGTTGTGGTGCTAACTAGTACACCGTCCAATAATGTTTGTATTAACCATTCCTGATTTGGAGTAAATCCAAGACCGAGCGTGTAGCTAGTAGTAAGGCAAGACACATGAACGCTTGTTTTGTCTCCTATTGGCAATGGGTTTGGGCTTGATGTTAAGAACTTACGAGAATCGCTTCCGGTGTCGCCACAATCATAATCATTTAAATCAAAGTCCTCAATCTCGAACGTGTCTTGTGTCATGTTTTTAATGATAACAAAAGATTTGTGCTGTACTACTGAGGGCACGTTGTTAATAACCTCAAAGAAGTTAACCCCTACGATAGCGTTTTGTATTACTGTTTGATTTGCTCCTGTTAGCGCAATGAATTCGCTTGCAAAGTAATCTTTTATGATGCTATTGATTTCGAATTCAAACTCATCAGTGGTTCCTAATATTGGTAAATGCTCTAATTTGTGAGCCGTAGCCGTGTTGTTTATAAGCACGTGCATAATAACAGACGTTACTAGTACATCATCAGTAACAGCCGTAAATATGAATTTTTCCGTTGAGATTTCGCTCCCTGTGCTTGATATTGTTAGTGCCATTATGATTGAAATGTTTGTTTGTGCTTCCTTATCTCGTTGCTTAAAGATAGAGTAAATTCTGTTTTAAATAAGTCTAAAACCATTTGAAAGATTGCTTTTGAGTTTTCATCTAGCATCACTTCAATAAAACCATCCTTCTTTTCTCTGAACTGTATCGTGCCCTTATCGTATATTGTGCGCCGTATTGCAAATGCTAAGTTTTTAACCTCCTTATCTCCTGTCGCTATACCTTTAGTCTCTATCCATTCAGCCAACGCGTAAGGGTTTACCCATGTTCCTTTTGGAACTCCTTTTTCAACGTTCTTCGCGTAATCCTTTGCTTTTATTTCAATGGAATATCCCGAACCGCTATCGCTCACTTTGTAACGTATCGAATTAATAAGGTCACCACTAGCCACATGGTCTTGCTCATGCAAAACGCCCCAAAGCTGCTCAATTATAAACTGACCTATTAAATCAAGTCCTTTTTTTATGCCGACATTTGCCGTCATATCGCACAAGCAACTTTTAAAGTAACCGTGAATGGTATAGTGACTTGTACTAATGAAGGATTATGAACGTCCATCGCTAGAAAACCTTTTCCCCAATCAATACGCCTCCCGTTTGCCGCTGCGTTAAGTCCGTTAATATCTCCAATGATTTGAATTGCTAAATCGTTTAGTCTGCTTTGCTTTCTCCAATGCTCGTTTACGTCTGTACCCCTTTCTTCTTCGTGGTAAACATCATAAAAAAACAGCTTACCTTCGAACGTTTGAAGCCCTACGTTTCCATTCGATTGAAGTCCTGTAAACTCAAAGTCAGGTGAGCGCTCAAATAACATTGACGGGTATTTGTTATTTGCGTCTGCGTCATTGTACCAAACCCTGTCATAGTGAAAGTTTAATGGTAGTAGTGGCAGTGTTGGGGCGTAAGCGTCAGACGCTGCTTTAAAGATGTTCACTAATGCTTCGTAAGTCATTCTGTTAGTTTTAAATTAAATATTTTAAGCACATCAAAAGCACGCTCATTCATTACAGCTTCAAGCGGTGTTACATTTGCAATATTAAAAACTCCTGTTTCAGCCACTTTGATGGCAACAATTTCCCAAAAATGGTTCTTGATAGTGATGCTTTTAGCTGTTGTATTGCTAACACTCTTTGTACTCGCGCTGGTGGGTTCTTGGTCGTAGATAAGTGGAAATAATCTTTGTATCTCTCTACAAACTCGACAAAAAAAAAGTAAGCTGACCAGCCATACAACGCGTTTACTTCGCCAAATATCTTTGAACGCCTCACAACGTCCTCGCTTGAATCGTCACCATCTGAATAAAGCAGTGCGAATAATTGGATTAGTGAACCGATGCCGCCGTCACCTTTTTTCTTGTTTCTTTCAATCATTGAAGCTAATTGGCTGCTCAACATAAACTGTCTGTAATTAGCGTTACCAAATAACATTTCGGCACCTGAGATAGTTTGCAAAGGCTTGATTAGGTGATAGTCTTTGCTTTTATGCTTGAACTCTTTAAGCGTTACGTATGTTTCAGGCTGTTTTAAGAACTGTTCACAATGTTCGTACAGCCAATTCACGCTCAAACTCGTTGCGTCCGTCCCTTCAATAGGGATTAGCCGTAGTTCCTCCTTTGTAAAGTCACTAAATAAACTTATCCAGTGTATTTTGTACTCGAATAATAAATCAGCATCGATGGTATCATCTGAATTATCAAGTAAATACCGTTTTAATTCAGGGCTTAACCCGTTGATGTACTCGTATGCCGATGCTAATTCGTTTAACTTTACATCAACAAACTCATCTTTTAAGGTTTTCTTATTTCCGTTTGCTTTAAGACTTAACATAGTTTTTTTATAAAAAAAGCCCACTTATGTAGTAGGCTCTTAATTTAGTGAAAATGTTTGATAACTACTTTACTTTTCCGTAACCCTTTTCTGTAAACATTTTTGCTTCTTCAGCAGTTACAGCGTGTTCTCCTTTCCCTAAATGCAAGCTTTTACCATTACCTATGAAGATAACTGTTCTTTTTTTAGTTGCTGTTGCTTTTCCTTTTTTTGGTTTTAAAACCGCCTCTTGTTTGTTTCCTTTTGTTTCCATTGTAGTTTTTTTATTTTAATATTATTATTCAATTGTAAATTTAATGATTATTAGTCAATAAAAAAAGCCCGACATAACGCCGGGCTTTTCCTCTTATAAAATAAACAACTATGAAAACTTCTTATGGAGTTTCTAAAGCAGCTTTTGCAGTTGCAAAAACACCAGTAACAAACGCCCCTCGGTCATTTTGCATCACGTAAACAACAGCGCGAACCTCAGCTCTAATTGTTTTGTAATTCTTAACAAAGTTGTCAGCGTTGTAACCAACTTCAATCTTTAAACCTTCTCTGTAATCAAGAGAAGCCATTTTAAAGTTACCCATTAAAAATTCACCTTCAGTCACTAAGATGCTTTCGATAATTGGCACACCGTCAAAAGAAAGTGTTCCAGCAATCATTTGAAGCCTTTCAATGTACCGCTTGTCAGTACTTGAAACCTTAGACAACAACAAGCTTGTCACGTCTGTTGGGTGCATTGCTATTCCTGTTGCCCTACCATGTTTAGCTAATTTAATTTGATTAGCAGCAACTTGAAGAACATCAACTTCGTTTGCATTGTCAACCGTTCCAGCGTGTGAACCAGCAGCAAAAACAGGAGCTACAGTTTCAATACCTGTTAACTGAGGTGATACACCAGTACCATTATACAATCCATCTTCTAAAGCGTTCATTACTTTAACCGTCAATTTGTTGTTGATTAAAGTTTGAATCTCTTGAACATCGTCTAACATTTCGTCAGTGATTGTGATAAACGCTGTGATTTTTTCAACATCAGCAGAACCTTTCAATAATTCGAAGTCAATTTGATTTTTCAACGCTCCTTCAAGGGTTGGGCCAGCAACACCTTCTTGATTTGCTTCATAAATCCAAGTCTTAAGATTTGAACCTATTGAACCAACAGTAACAAGGTTTAAAAGCGAAGCCTCTCTTTCTTTTATCTCATTGATTCCAGAAACTCTGTCTTCCAAAGGAACACCAGCAGCATTTCCTGCAACACTCATATCGCCTACAGCTTTCAATGTTATTTTAACATTATCATTCGAGTTTGAAGAACCTTTAAGTTTTTTAAACGCCTCAACGTTTTCAACTAATTGACTTTTCAAAGCGTTAACTTTAGAACTAGAAGTTCCTCTGTCAAGGTTTTTCATAAACGTACCTTGAGTTGTTGTAATTTGCTTCAAAGCTTTTAACGCTTCATATTGAGTACTTAAAGACTCGTCAAATTTCTTTCTTAACGCTTCAACTTCTTCACTAGAAGCTTTTTCAGCTACTAAAGTTTCAATTTCTTTCTTTGATGCTTCATTGTACTCGTTGTACAATTCAGCTTGCTTGTCTGCATCTAACGTAGAAATATCTTCTACTTTCTTAGATACTAAATATTCTTTAAAATCCATTTTGTTTTTGCCTCTTTCAAGGTCTTTATTAGTTAATTACTGTTATTTACTCATTAGTTCGTAAAACGACGGCTTTTTAACTGTTCCAGTGTCCGAGGACGGCTGCTTCTGCTTGAAAGTGTCAACATACTGTTTACAAATATTATTAAAAATTTCCTTATTCTCTATGTTTTTCGCTAAATAGTCAAACATTTTAGTGATTTCGTCTTGGTTTTTTAAGCTTTTATTGTTATCGAATATCCCTGTTAGGTCGTTTGAACCTTGCAAAACCGCGCTTACTTCTTTTAGTTTAGCCTCCTGTACTGCAAAAAAGTACCCTTGTTGCTCTACTTTGTTAGCGTTTCCGATTTGTGGTAAGTACTTCCTGTAAAGTGCATACGCTTCCTTGTCGTCCTGGTTGTCAATTGCCAAATCAATCTTAACGTAATACATTCCAACACTGTGCTGATTAATTTGGTGATTCTTATATTCATCGAATACGCTTTGATTCTTAGCTTTTGAAATTTCAGCATCTATAAGCAAAGCCATTGTATCAAGTGGTGAGTTATACCCGTAGTATAAAAACCTACCTTCCTGCTCGTATGCTTTCAATGACTTACCAATCTTAGCGGTTACTTTAAACTCATGGTCGTGTAATAAGAACGGGTCTGCGTTTTCCTGTAACGATTTCTTAAATACATTGCTTAAATGGACATCGTCATGACTATCCATGTAGTTATACGTGTTCGCTATGATGGTACGATAAACAGCATCGTCAGTATCAAGGGGTAAATTCCTTTCCATTAAGGCTTTGTTAGCGCCTTGCCAATCTGATTGCTCTCTTTGTTTTGCCTCTTTTTCCAAATCCTCTTTTGTAAAAGGCTTTAACACAGGTGAGTCCGTGAACTTAACAGCCCCTTTTTTCAATAGTATTGCCTCTTCTTTGTCCCTTGTTACTTGCTTGATAGCTGAATTTCTTTTATCGCTCATTTTTTTACCAGTTTTTTATCGTTTAAACTCTTCTTTTTATCTTCCAACATCTTTTTAATGTCGGTTAACTGCTTTCCTTTTATAGTTTTAACCTTGTTCATCTAGTCCTAAATCAGTTCTTAATGCTGCTTTTTGCTCTGGTGTTATGTCACTCAATAACATCGCGCTAATGTTGTTTGGTATGTCTTTCAGTACGTCCGCTTTAGTTCTTGCCAGCGCTTCAATGTCCTCTTTTGCTACCCTTAACCAGTAGTTGTTTCCTGTTATCCTATTTATAGGGGTAAACAAATCCTTTTCGAATTGATTGATGAATGTGTCCAGCTGAGGTATAACCGCGTTTGTATAAAACGCTTTGTTAGCTTCTTTGTAGTTAGCGTATTGTGAACTTTGAAAATCACCAAACAATTGGCTTGGTAAATTAAGCGCCCTACACACGCTCCTTATGTGAGGTAGCTGTGATTCGATTAGTTTTAAATCGTTGGCGCTCATTCCTAGCTGAGTGAAATCAACCGCCTGCTCCACCACCTCAACTTTATTAAACTTTTCAGCGCCGCCCGTAATACCTACGAACGCTTTTCTCACTACATCCATTACTGATTTACTAAAACCTAATGCACCAGCGTCCCCACTTGAAGCCTTTGGGCTAATTAAACCCGCTATACCTCTATTTTTTAGCATTGCTTTCTCAGCCGTTGCCCTGTTGTTTGACGCTCCTATTGTGTTCCAAACAGCTTGCAATGGACTTAATCCGCTTTGTTGGTCTTGTAGTGTTGATGGGTGTAAGACGTTGTGCCATCTGTGAACGTATAAAAAGAAGCCTGTTCGAAGTAGCTTGTTTTTTCTTGTGCTGGTAGCATTGCCTGTGTTGGCAATATCCACAACTCTTTTGGTTCGAAGCCTATCATGTCCGCTTTTTTTAGCGTGTATGCTTTACCGTGTAAGAATAGATTGATAAAGAGCTGATACATTGCCTCGTTCTTTCCCTGCTTAATGTTCCAATTATCGTAAAACATTTTGTAAATAGGGTCTGTGTCAGGTACTACATTGTCTCCATTCATTAGAGCTAAAGGTGCAGTTGAACAAGCTTTTGCAAGTGATGAAACACAGGCATAAACTAATTCATTCCCTAGAAACCCCTCTTTTACTATTTCGTCAGCCGATACCCTATCAAATGTATAACCGTTTATAATTCCAAAAAAATCGGGCGCTGTTGTCTTGTCGTTAAATACATTCATATCCTTAAAAGTAATATAAATTTTTAAGAGTTTTTGTACCTATAAAACTTTTCCGTATAACGCAAAGGGTCGAGTAAGTGATTTTCGCTATCAATCGGCACCTCTCCTGTCTTATCAAGCCATACGTAATTGCTTAGTTCACGAATTAAATTAAGGCTCGTAGGTGTCACTTTAAACTGCCAGTTTTGAAGGTGCCTAATGCCTATCACAATTTTCTCCTTACCTAATCCTATGATGTTGAAACCGTTGTTCTTTATGCCCCTTATTT